TGTCTATACAGTCTTAACGTATCAAGCACATACGTCTATGAAGCCAATCAGGCTTTAATAGACCTTACCAACCAATCAGGAACAACCAATCTAAATGCAGGAGACGACCAAGTATCATCTGCTTTTAATCTAGGCTTCACCTTTGACTTTTACGGACAAGAATTTACTCAAGGAAGAATGGCTACCAATGGTTGTTTGCACTTTAAAACTTCAGGCGCTTATTGTAACGACTACACACCTGACCCATTAACCAGTCAGTTTACCTATGCCCTAGTACCTTTTTGGACTGATCTAATTAGAGACAGTGGCTCTAGTATGTTGGCTAAGAGCTTTGATGATAAAACAGTTTTTGGTTGGTATGACATGAAAGAGTATGGTCGCAGCAACACAGACAATAGTTTTGAAGTAATACTTTGGCGTGATGACAACTTTGAGTTCAGGTACGGTGCATTGGATATTGAAAAACACGATGTATTAATAGGAGAGGTAGGAAGTGGTAGCTCGCAAGTGTATCAATACTTGTTTCACGATCAATGTTCTACAGGTTCAACCAATGCTAGTAATTGCACTGGAACATGGAATAGCTCATCTTCTAATACCTTACTAGAGAATAATGGCTCTCTCTACGGTCTTGGCACAGGAAATGCCATTGACTGTAGCGACCCTCTAAATAATGCTGGATGCTCTGGCTACGCAACAGCCTATCAAACACAACAATGTAATATCACTCAGCTTTATAATGATTCTTGCCCTTTATATTGGGAAGCGTATGACGATCAACAATGCGATCTAAATCCACAGTACGCACCTTTTTGCAGAGGCTACAGCCAGCAAGACTCCGTTGCTTTTTTTGATGATAGTACAGCAGACTATGGGTTTATAGATGAACAAGACCAATTTGCTACTGGTATATTCTTTGAAGAACATGAAGACTTAGGTTTTGAAGAAATTTTTGGCACCACAGATATGTTTGAAGATGACATGTTTCCGCTCTTTGAAGATTTTAACAGTAACCCAATGGACTACTTTGCTGAACCTACAGATGAGATGGTTATTTTCTTTGAACTTGATCAGCTACCTTTTGGTGTAGAATTTTCACCCACGCATGAACCAATGCATCACCAAGAAGACATGTTGCTTGATGAATTTTTATTTCAAGAAACTTTTTTAGTAGAAGATTACAGCGAACCTGAAACATTTATAGAATTTAACAGCGTAGAAGAATTAGAAGAATGGTTTGAAGAAGAGACAAGGCATGAAGAGGAGTTTGCTGAACTGGATGAACCAGAAGAAGAGATATTTGAAGAGGAAGCTGTTGAAGAAATCTTTGAAGCGATTGAAGAAAGAATGGCTGAGGCTGAGATTGAAGAAGAAAGATTAGAGCTTGAAGAAGAGCAATCTCATGAGCCGATAGATGAAATCAGAGAAGAGTTTGAGTTGGTAGAAAACGAATCACCCACAGGAAAAAGTAAATTAATGAAGGTTGCTTTGAATGTTGTAAAACAAGGTTTAAATACCGCAAAATCAAGTTACTCTGGTTCATTTGGAGGCGCAAGTAACAATTCTGTTGTTTCTGGCTCAAACAACGCAACAACATCTTCATCAAGCGGAGGCATTAGCACCTCTAGCTCACCCAGTGCATCAGATCAATTTGCCAGCGCATCACAACAAACCAATCAAGTGCTGTCTATGTCAAATACCTCCGGCGGCTCATCAAACATGAGCGTGTCTACTGCGCCTATGCCAACATTTACAGACACAGCTTCTATGGCTATTGCAGATGTTCAAGTAAGCAATGTTCAGGGCGAAATAGATACGGCATCTTCTGGCGTAATGACTTCTTCAGAAGCAGACCAGATAGCAGACAAGATTATTGCCGCAAACATAGAAGAGCAACAAGAAGAGATAGAGCAAGAACAACAAGACACGGGTCAATATGGAGATGAGTCAAAGCTTGTAGCATTAATTGGCTATGTCCCAGATTTTAATGCTTATTCACAAACAAGCGTGCCTGATTCAAAAGATTGGTATATAAGTGCAAATATTTATACTTCTGCTACACTAGACGACAACACCAGTGCTTTTTACGGCTTGGTTAATGATAATTTAAAAGGTTTGAGTCAGATGATAAGTGACCAACCTAATATGTGGAGATAATTATGAATTGGTTTGAAAACAAAACAACACAAATAATTGCCCTAGTAGGAATAGTTACAACGCTTGCCGGCTTCGGCTATCAGGGCGCTCAATACGTTAATAGATTAGATAATCTTGAAGCTCAAATAGGTGGCATAGGCGATACTGAATCAGCACAACAGATTATTGAAGAACGCTTTGCTTCTATTGAAACAACAGTAAAGTTTTTAGAAAAAGAAATAGACAGCGTTCCAGATGTAACAGAAATTAAAACAGACATAGCTACAATCAAAGCTGACTTACAGTCTCTTGAAAAAGATATAAGCAAACTAGAAAACAAGGATGACAATCCTTTAAACGGATAATTATATGAAATTTAGTTTAATTAAAAATGTTGTAGGTGCTTTGGCTCCTACACTTGGTTCAGCTTTGGGCGGACCATTAGGCGGTCAAGCCGCATCTGTTATTGCTGGCGTACTTGGTTGTCAATCAGACCCAAAATCTATTAACAAAGCTATCCAAGCAGCCACTCCAGAACAAATGTTAGAACTTAAAAAAGCAGAGCAAAGCTTTGAGCTACAAATGAAAGAGCTTGAAGTAGATGTGTTTAAGTTAGAAGTAGCAGACAAACAAGACGCTCGCGGTAAGTTTAGCAAAGACTGGACTGCTAGAATTATGGGCGTAGTTATTGTCGGTGGCTTTATGGGTTACATATTCTTAGTAACACTGCAACCACCAGAGCAAAACAGCGAAGCATTAATTAACTTAGTGCTTGGTTACTTAGGCGGATTGGCAAGTGCTGTAATCAGCTTTTACTTTGGCGCTTCAAACACCCCAGATAAAAATGACTAGCAGAAAAACAGCATCAGACGTACATTCAGACTTAAAATCACACGAGGCAAAATGTGAAGAAAGATGGAAGACGATATTCAAAGAAACAGCAGAAATAAAAAAAGAAATGAACGATCTAAACGGAACACTAAAAATGGCAGCTTTTGGATGCTTTGGTTTTTTAAGCACCGTAATTATTGCAGTAATTACAATATTTCTTCCAATAAACTAATGAAAATATCAAAAGAGGGCGTTGCTCTTATAAAAAAATTTGAAGGCTGTAAACTAGAATCCTACTACGATGCCGTGGATGTATTAACCATAGCTTATGGCAGAACCAAAGCAGTTAAAGCTGGTGATACTTGCACACAAGAACAAGCCGATGCTTGGCTTGAAGAGGAATTGCATGAGTATGGTGGCTATGTAAACGATGCGGTTAAAGTTGATTTAGAGCAAAATCAATTTGATGCTCTTACGGCGTGGACATACAACCTAGGTCCTACAAATCTTAATCGCAGCAGCATGTTAACCAAAATTAATGAAAAGGATTGGGATGAAGTTCCCAATCAAATGAAGCGCTGGAACAAGGCTGGTGGAAAAATATTAGAAGGGCTTGTCAGAAGAAGAGAGGCTGAAGCCAAACTTTTTGAAGGGCTAGAATGGTCAGACATCTAAATGTATGTAAAAATGCAACATGGCATGAAGTTAATGGGTATTTGTCAATATCTCCTCTCACTCATAAACTCTTGCCTAGGGAAGTTTGTATTGTTCCCCTCAAGAGCTAATATTGACTTCCCGTTTAATGCTTGATTTAGAAAAAATAAAATCTTTTGACATTCTTTCAAAAGATGAGCAAATAGAAGCGCTAACTCTTATTGATAAATGGAAGAACATCAAAAGCAGAGAAAAATGCAAAGATGATTTTTTAGAGTTTGTACAAATGATGTGGCATGGTTTTATCATGGGCAGGCATCACAAGATTCTTGCAGAAAAATTTAACCGCATAGCTCAAGGCAAACTGAAAAGGTTAATTGTTTGTTTGCCACCAAGACATTCTAAATCAGAATTTGCATCAACTTTCTTGCCTGCTTGGATGATGGGCTTAAACCCAAGTTTAAAAATTATACAAGCAACGCATACAGCAGAATTAGCCGTAAGGTTTGGTCGGCGAGTAAGAAACATTATTGACTCTGAAGATTATCAGACAGTATTTCCAAACATCACGCTATCGGGCGATAACAAATCAGCAGGCAGGTGGACAACCAGTGACGGCGGAGAAGCTTTCTATTCAGGAGTCGGCGGAGCCATTACAGGTCGTGGCGCAGATTTATTAATTATTGATGACCCGCATTCTGAGCAAGATGCCATGTCTCCGACTGCAATGGATGGTGCTTGGGAATGGTACACGTCAGGTCCACGCCAGAGGTTGCAACCCGGTGGTACTATCATATTAGTGATGACGCGATGGTCAACCAAAGACTTAGCAGGCAGATTGCTTAAAAGACAAAACGAAGAACACGCAGATCAATGGGAGCTGGTTGAGTTTCCTGCAATCATGCCAGAAACAGACGAGCCTTTGTGGGGAGAGTTTTGGAAGAAAGAAGAGTTGTTAGGAGTAAAAGCATCTTTGCCCATATCCAAATGGAATGCTCAATGGATGCAAAATCCCACAGCAGAGTCAGGCTCAATTATTAAACGTGAATGGTGGAAGACTTGGGAAAAAGACGGCATACCAGACTGTCAGTGCATTATACAAAGTTATGACACAGCCTTTAGCGCCAAAGAAACCGCAGATTACTCTGCAATAACCACATGGGGTATTTTTGACCCAGAAGACGGCACAGAAAACGCAATTATACTTTTGGATGCTACTAGGCACAGAGTTGATTTTCCAGAGCTAAAAAAACTAGCGCTAGAAGAATACAAATACTGGGAGCCTGACATAGTTTTAATTGAAGCCAAAGCCAGTGGCACACCTTTAACTCAAGAACTTAGAAAAATAGGAATTCCGGTTCAATCATACTCCCCAAGCAGAGGGCAAGATAAAATAGCCAGAATGAACTCGGTGTCACCTATGTTTGAAAGTGGCATGGTTTGGGCAACAGAAGACTCTTTTGCAGAAGAAGTTATAGAAGAGATGGCTTCTTTTCCTTACGGAGAAAACGATGACTTTGCTGATTCCGCAACTATGGCATTAATGAGAATTAGACAAGGTGGCTTGATAGAGCTAGGCACAGACTATCAAGATGAGGTATCATTTGACAGAAAGGAATTAAGTTATTATTAATTGTATGGATATAATATAAAACTATGGCAATAGAAAGAAAATTAGGCACAGAAGGAAATCCTGACATTGTAGATCAAGGCATGGAAATCAATATTGAGGCAGAAGCTCCAACTTTTGATGAAAAGCTATTGGATGCTTACGAGGTAACAATTTCAGAGGATGGCATAGAGTTTGGCGAGCCGCAAGAAGCAGAGCAAGAAGAAATACCTTTTGACGCTAATTTGGCAGAATATTTAGACGACTCAACACTTAGCTCTCTTGCATCTAGGCATATCAGCAATGTAGACAGCGACAGAGAAGCCAGAAAAGATTGGGAGAAAACATACACAGACGGTTTAAAATATTTAGGAATGAGGTTTGACGAACAAAGAAGTCAACCGTTTGAAGGCGCATCAGGCGTAATTCACCCAATATTGGCAGAGGCAGTTACCCAGTTCCAAGCCGGCGCTTACAAGGAACTTTTGCCTTCTGGTGGTCCAGTTAAAACCCAGATTATAGGTCAAAGAGATGTAAACTCAGAAATGCAAGCTGAAAGAGTTTCAGAGTTTATGAATTATTACATCATGAATGAGATGCCAGAGTATGACCCAGAGCTAGATCAGCTATTATTTTATCTACCATTGTCAGGCAGTGCATTTAAAAAAGTTTACTACGATGCATCTTTAAGAAGACCCGTGTCCAAGTTTGTGCCTGCCGAAGACTTACTGGTTCCCTACAGAGCAACAGACTTACTAAGCGCTGAAAGAGTTACTCACATTGTCTCAATGAGCGGCAATGAATTAAAAAAATTACAACTTTCAGGCTTTTACATGAACACAGAGTTGACTGGTAGCTCTGTTGATACAAGAGATTCCGTGCAAGAAGAAATAGACGAAATAGAAGGCATTGAGCCAGACTATAGCAACGAAGATCAAAGAAGGCTGTATGAAATTCATACCGTAGAAGAAATAGAAGGATACGAAGACGTAGACGAATCTGGCGAACCTACAGGGCTAAAACTGCCATACATCATTACAATTGATGACTCATCACAACAAGTATTATCCATTAGAAGAAATTACGAGCCTGATGACCCAATCAAAAATAAAATTAATTACTTTGTACAGTATAAGTTTTTGCCGGGATTAGGATTTTATGGATTAGGTCTTGCCCACATGATTGGCGGGATTTCTAAAGCATCAACCTCTATATTAAGACAGTTGATTGACGCAGGAACATTGTCAAACTTACCAGCAGGATTTAAAGCCAGAGGAATAAGAATTAGAGATGAAGCCTCTCCATTGCAGCCGGGTGAATTTAGAGATGTAGACGCTCCGGGCGGAGCTTTAAGAGATTCATTAATGCCTTTGCCGTACAAAGAACCTAGCAATGTTTTATTTCAGTTGCTTGGATTGTTGGTTGACTCTGGCAAAAGATTTGCAGCCATAGCCGACATGAACATTGGTGATAGTAATGCCGCAATGCCAGTAGGCACAACGGTAGCTCTTTTAGAAAAAGGCACAAAGGTAATGAGCGCAATTCACAAAAGATTGCATTACGCACAAAAAACAGAGTTTAAGATTTTAGCCAGAGTGTTTGGTGAGTTCTTGCCACCAGTTTATCCATACGAAACGGGCAGTGGCACAAGAGAAATAAAGCTAGAAGACTTTAGTAGATCGGTGGATGTCATTCCCGTGTCTGACCCAAACATTTTCTCCATGAGTCAAAGAGTTGTTATGGCGCAAGAACTGCTTACCATGGTTCAGTCAAACCCAGAATTGCATGGTCCAAAAGGAATATACGAAGCGTATTATAGAATGTACGCAGCCTTGGGCGTTGACAACATAGAAACATTGTTGCAACCACCCGCAGACAATACGCCAAAACCAGTTGATGCTGGTATAGAAAATAGTGGTCTATTGCAGGGTATGCCTGCCCAAGCTTTTCCCGAACAAAATCATGAAGCACATGTAGAGGCTCATAAGTCTTTGTTTTTAACACAATCTGTGCAAACGAATCCTCAGCTACAATCTTTAATTATTGCTCATGTTATGCAGCATTTACAGTTCTTGGCTAATCAAATTGCTGAACAACAAATGCCGCCCGAAGCAAAGCAACAAATAGACCAGATGATGCAAGAAGCACAACAGCTTGACCCACAATCACAGATGATGGTGCAACAGCAAGTACAGTCTATTATCGAGGGAATGAGTTCTCCAATATTGGCTCAATTGTCCAACGAGTTCTTAGCTTCCGTGCAACCGCCACAACAACAAGACCCACTGGTTGCAATTAGACAACAAGAACTTGGCTTAAAAGACAAAGAAATTGATCTTAAAAATCAACAGTTTTCAAGCAAGGAACAACAAGACTCTATGGAGTCAGCAGCAGAAATTAAAATTCAACAACAAAAAGCAGACCAATTGGCGATGAATAATTCTGAAAAGAACAGTCTTTCAAAACAACGGCTCGAGCAACAAGCTGAGTTAAAATTAATTGATTTACAAGCGAGGATGAATAAATGACAAGTTCAATAAACAAAAAAAGAACAGAGCAAATAAAAGAAAAAAAACTAAAAGCAAAAATTCCTGAATTACAGGAACATAATGCAAAAGTTTTATTAGACGAGGTAGAGGTTTTAGAGATAGTAGAAACTGAAATTGTACCTCCTGCAAATTTTGAGGAAGTACAGGATAAGACTCCTGTTAAAAAAACCAAAGTTGCAACCAAGAAAAAAACAACACCAAAGAAAAAAGTTGCAGTAAAGAAAAAATAAATGGCAAGAAATTATCAGCAAGAGTATGCAAATTATCATAGCTCTCCAAAACAAAAAGAAAGACGAGCCGCTAGAAACAAAGCAAGAAGGAAGATGGTTAAGTCAGGTCGAGCCACTGTTGGTGACGGAAAAGATGTAGCTCATTTAGACAATAACCCTTTGAACAACAGCTCTAATAATCTTAGAATGTCAAATCAAGGCGCTAACAGATCATTTGCCAGAACTGCAAATGCAAAAAGAAAACGTGTGTAATCCACGTCATTTATAACCAAGGAGAAAATAATGAAAATAGATACTTCAGTAAAAATCAAAGGTCAAGGCAGCATTCCAATGTCGCAACCTAAAGAAGTTAAAGTTGAGCCTAGAAAGCCCGGTTACGGAAAAGGCAAAAGCAGAGGTAAAGGAGCTGCTTTAAGAGGAAATAAATTTAACGGCATTTATTAAAAATGGCAGACAAATATTCTTTTATACGAGTTCTGAGAAGAAGTTTAAAAGAAAGAGAGGAACAGATTCAAGATATTTTAATGTCTGGCGGTATTAAAGACATGGAAAAATATAATTTTTTAATGGGTGAAATATCATCAATTTCCTATATTCATGATAAGATAAAAGAACACTTACATGACGAAGGAGATATTGTC